TAAAGCGGTTTAATGCGTGCGCGCTCGGAGTCTAATTCTTGGAACCTAAAGACAAAAAGCTAGAACAGAAAGCAAACAAAGAACTGGCACAACCGTTGCCTGATGAGAAAGCTGTTATAGCGCAAGGCTCGCAAACAAACGATACCCCAAAAGAATCAGACAAGCCTGTTGAACACGGATTTACGCCCGACCCCAACGCCCGCCTGCAACGCATCGAGAAAAAGAAACTGGCCTTTCTGGATAACTACAACACGTTCATCACGCCCGCGCACACAGCACAAGCGGTAGGCATTTCCGTAAGAACTTTCTACCAGTGGTGTAAAGACGACGTGCGCTTTGCCTCCGCCTACGAAGCAGTTGACCGCCACCTCACCGACCGAATGATTCGCATCGCAACCAGCCGCGCCTTCCGAGGTTCCGACAATCTTTTGATGTTCATGCTGAAAAGCCGCGACGGACGTTTTCGCGACAAGATAAACGCCGAGATCAACCAGGCCGACATTGAGCGCATTGTCAGCACACTGGTTTCTTCGCTCCGCAAGTCCATCCCCGACACCTGTCCCCACTGTAAATCCGCGCTTAACCTCTCCGCTAAAGTCGAGTCGATGCTTTTGGCTTTGTCGAAGGGCGTCGCCGCTACATGAGCTCATACGGCAACGCACGATTCCACCTCGACTCGCACATCTTTGAATCTGCTTTAAGCCATTACAAATCGCCAGAGATAAGCCTGCACGATTTCATTCCGAAGGCGTGGGAAATCCTTGAGCCAGGAAATCCGCTGATCCCAGGCTGGCACATCGACTACATCGCGGAACACCTGTCGCAAGTGACGATGGGAGAAATCCTGCGCCTGCTTATCAACATCCCGCCGCGTAACGCCAAATCCAACATCGTCACGATCATCTGGCCTGCATGGTCTTGGATTAAGAATCCGGCCATGCGTTTTATTTTCTGCTCGTACTCTGCGTCGCTCTCAACCAAGCACAGCGTTGACCGTCGTCGCCTGATTGAGTCGCCTTGGTACAAAGAGAATTGGGGCGGCATCGTAAAACTCTCCGAAGATCAAAACCAAAAGCACGAATACGAAAACACCGCGCGCGGCCACATGATTGCGACCTCTGTCGGTGGAACCATCACAGGCAAGGGCGGTGATGTCATTGTCGAGGACGATATGCTGAATCCTCTCGAAGCAGAAAGTGAAGCGGCGCGCCGACACGCGACTTCGATGCACAAGCACGTTCTCTCAAATCGTTTGGACAATCCGAAGAAAGGCGCGAAGGTTATCATCGAGCAGAGAACCCATGTCGCCGACATTTCCGGCACGGTGCTGAAAGAAGAAGGCGGCTACACGCACATCGAATTGCCGCTGATGTTTGAAGAAAAGAAAACTTTGATATTCCCTGTCAGCAAACGCGAACTCACGCTCATGCCAGGAGACTTTCTGAATCCTGATCGCCAAGGTTTGAAAGAGTACGAGGACACGAAGCGCACGATGGGTACGCGCGCGTTCAACGCACAGTTTCAGCAGAAGCCAGTCATGGAGCAGGGGAACATTTTGCAACGCAAGTGGTGGCAGTATTGGTCGGGCGACTGGAAATCTTTGATGCTCGAATTCTACTGTCAATGTTGGGACATGACCTTCGTGAAAACCGAACGCGGCTCCTATGTGGTTGGGCAGGTGTGGGGCAAGCGCGGCAACAAAATGTTTTTGCTCGATCAGATCAGACAACGCATGGATTTCACGGAAACCTTGTCGGCCATGGTAAACTTGTCGGCACGTTGGCCGCAAGCGACGCTCAAAATGGTCGAGGACAAAGCGAATGGGCCAGCGGTCATCGCTGTCCTGAAAGAAAAGCTGACGGGCATTGTGTCTGTCACGCCATTGGCTTCAAAACTTTCACGAGCGCAAGCGATCGCGCCGATGATCGAAGCGGGGAATGTTTATGTGCCTGATCCAGTGCAGTTCCCGTGGGTGGGGGATTTCATCGAAGAGTGCGCGGCGTTCACAGGCGGCGACGGCGAAGCCAACGATCAAGTTGATGCGATGTCGCACGCCCTCAATCGGATGCGCGATCTTAATACAACTCTTCACCAGCACCAGGACGAGGAATCGTTCATCGAAGAAGATCAGTACAACATGGAAGCCGCAGGAGGATTTCGATGATTGAGTGGATTCGCAACACCATCAAAGCCAAAACACTTGAAGCTCGCAACAAGGCGAACGAACAAATAATTTTGGGCGAGGCCATGACGCGCATTGCCAAAGAGTCCGGCATTGTCAACGAGCGCCCCGACTCCGACGGTTTCCAACGTATTGTCAAGCCGCAGGACAGAGAGAAAGGCCACGTGTCCGGCGATCAGCGCGAGATGATTCGGCAAGCGCGCAAGATGTATCGCTTCGACCCACACGCGCGCGGCATCCTGCAAACGATGGTGAATTACATTGTCGGCAAAGGCTTCGACATTAAGCCCAAGAGCCAAGACCCGAAAATCAATTACATCTGGTGGGAATTCTGGAACAACCCGCGCTCGAATATGCAACTCAAGAGATTCGAGATGATCCTGCGTTTCTTCCGTGATGGCGATTGCTTCCTTGAATTTTTTAGTAAAGGCGACAAGGGTATTGAAACAGGAAACACCACTGTCCGCTTCGTTGATCCTCTCCTCGTTAAAAATCCCGCCGATGGCAAGAATGGCTCCGTGAAAGGCTCCGTCGAAATCATACGCAACGGTATCGAGATCAACCCGAACGACATCGAAGAAGTCGTGGCGTACCACGCAGAGAATCGAGAATTCCCTGGACAGTTCCGCCGCATCCTTGCCGAAAACATGGTTCACATGAAGGCGCTCGCGGATAGCGACCAACGTCGCGGCGAAACATTTTTGCAGACCATCATGCCGCTCATTGCCCATTACAACAACTGGCTGGAAAACCGCATCATCTTGAACCGTATGCGCACCGCTATCGTGATGATTAAGAAAGTGTCCGGCACCAGCACCGAACTTAACCAACTCAAAGGGAACATGGGGCCAATGAATTCGTCAGGACAGACAGTCGTCAAGGCAGGCAAGATGCTCATTGCCAATGACGGTGTTGATTACAAGATGGAGTCGCCAAACATCAATGCGCAAGACGTGGCCGAGGATGGACGCAACATAAAGCTCGCCATGAGCGCAGGCACGAACCTTCCCGAATACATTTTCGGCGACGCGAGCAACGCGAATTTTTCCAGTTCGTTGATCGCCGAATCACCTTTCGTCAAAGCCATCGAGTATTGGCAGATCATCGTTGAGCTTTACCTGAAACAGGTTTACCGCAAGGTCATTGAGAACGCAGTGAAAGCCGGAAAACTCACTCCTCCCGACGATGCAGAATACTTCCGCAAATTGTTTAAGGGTGGCGACCTTGAAGAAGCTGAAATTGTTGCGCCCACCGACGACGAGAAAGAGGACGACGAGGCCGATGCGGATGCCGAGCCTAAACTCGATGCGGATGACAACCCCATTGCCAACCCCAATGGCGACCCTAAAGCCAAAGGCAAGCAAGACGACATGGGTGGCGATGAGGAAGATGAAGATTCGGAACTCACTGGCAAAGCAGAGCCGCCCTCGGAGATTTTCTACGGATGCGATATTCAGTGGCCGGAAATTGTCCATCGTGAAATGAAAGCCCAGACAGATGCCCTCATGGTCGCGCGCACGAATGGTTGGATCGCAGACAGCACCGCCGCCGCCGCGCTTGGCTACGATTACGCCGAGGAAGTGCGCAAGCAAGCCAAGATCGAAGAAGATGCCGAGGAGAAACCGAATCCCCTGCTCAAAGGCTCTGGTATGCCCGACCCGCTCGCGGGCGATGAAGGCGAGATGGATGCCGAGATGGGCGACATCAAACTCGACAAAGACGGTAAGCCGATTGACGACAACGCCGATGCGCCGCCGCCGAACAAGAACGGCAAGCCAAAACAATTTGCAGGTAAAGGAGGATTTCCATATGGAAATTAAGTTTCAGGAATTGTCTGCAATGGACGACGTGAAGCGTGTTCAGTTGAACCAAGCGCAAAACGAATTCTATCGACTGGACGACGAGTTGCGTTCGATGATTGAGCCGCTCACGCTGGTCAATCGCCAGAAAGTAAACGAGCTGGTTGCGAACTTTATCGCGCGACTCGAAGCCAACAAATAGGGGGATGTCATGGGGCCGAAACTTCCTTGGGATTGTTGATGCACCATTTGCTTGAAGCCAAGAAAAAGGTCAAGTGGAACGACGACCTGCGTGCGCTCTATAAGCGGTTTCCCGCTATGATGCGCTCGAAGGATTGGGGGAAAGTCGTTTCGCTGGCTGTTTCTGGTGAGATAGATCAAGCATGGGATATTGCGTTTGCCGCCGAGAAGCGCAACTTCTCCTATCGTGTGCAGAACACCATCGCTCGCTCCATTCGCCTAAAGAGAGTGGCGTTGTTTCAATTACATTTTAAGGCGGCAAAAGATTTGGCTGGCATATTCTCTCGCGCGGGCGAGTCGTTGGCCTCGAAGGTTGAAGCGCGCGGAGACAGCACAGGAAAGGTGGGCGGCTTGAATAAAGAGTCCGACATCACAGCCCGACAATTACGAGTGAAAATCCGCAGGTGGTTATCCGCCATGCTTCGTCAATCGACGGTGCTGGCGTTGAAGAATACAGGCGACACGTTTGAGCCGATACTGAAAAGCATGGTGAACGTGAATAAAGAGGCCGTGGAAGAAATGAACCAAGAGCGCCGCCTACTTGAGGAACCACTCAATTTCCCCACCAAAGGTACGTCTGGCTTCACGGGCAAAGTTGCACTTTGGACACAGAAGTGGAAATCCGTTCGCAAGGCCATCGTCAGCACCATCGTCAAATCCAACAAGCTCGGCACGGCGGCGGAGACACGCATCGTGGCAATGACGCAGAGTGCGGCCAACGAAATGAAAAAGATCATCGCAAACAACATTGCTCAAGGCGTTGCGCCTGCTGTCACCGCGCGCAAAATCAAACAGTATTTGAATCCTGGCATCGTCAAAGCGATTGCAGGCGACGATCCACTTCCGCGCGGCGTTTACCGTTCGGTCTATAAAAACGCTATGAGACTCGCGCGCACGGAGAGCAACCGAGCGTATGTGCAAGCCGGACTTAAGTGGGCAGAAGGAAAAGATTTTATTTCAGGTGCGAGAATTATTCTGTCCCCTAACCATACAGAAACGGATGACTGCGATGACCTTGCCGCGCGCGGAGTGATTTCCATTTCCGAAGCACAAGACCTGTTGCCCGTGCATCCACACTGTATGTGTTCATTCACTTACGAAATAAAAGACAAGTTTCTCGATAAGGAGTCCGCATGAAGAAATTAAGAAGTAGAGAAGTTGGCTGTGAGGTTGACTTAACCGAAGCGATGGCCTCCGTCCAAATTGACAAAGACGCTGGCGTTATCAAAGACGTGGTGCTTTTGACTGGTGAGAAGGCGACAAAGAACAACACCTTTTACACGAAATCCGCCCTGAAAGAAGGCGAAAAGCGTTACGAAGGCGCAAAAATGTTCTTAGACCACGGCGATTCCGAGGTGAGATCGGTGAAAGACCTTGGCGGAACATATCGCAACGTGCGCATCAAAGAGAGCAAGATTATTGGCGACCTTCACTTGGTTCCGACTCAGAGTGTGCGCGACATTGCGTTTCACATGGCGGAGCAGAAAGTCGGTGGCCTGTCCATTCGTGATCGCGGGCGCGGGCATGAGGAAAACGATCTTTTCATGGTGGAAGGTTTCAGCAAAGGCAATCCGTATTCGA